AGCAGGGTGGAAATTGTTACATATGCGCTAAGTTGTTGATTCTATTGACTTTTTTGGGGTTGGCACGCGGACTGCTATATAGATGGTGTTGGCTGGCCTTTTGTTTTAACTAGATTTAGGTTAGCTGACAGGGCTTAATTAGTTTCCACAACACGGGCCAGTCCCGCACCGAAAGAATGTATGTCACTCGTTTCAACTATTCACACTCTGTTCCCTTTTGTTGCCGGTAAGTCTGCCTCACTGACAGGTCAACGGCTTGCACGGGTTCTGTACAAACCCAGCAAGACCAATGCCTGCAAGTATGCAAGTGTTTGTGTCAGCATTCCATTCATTGACAAGGGCCACGTCCAGGAAAATCTGGGCAAACTGGAACCTTACATAACGGCAATGCTGGAAAACGCCCAAGATAGTCTCATCAAGAGTCTGTATGAGTCTGCCGAGGGTGAATTGGACATGATTATCGACGCGGACATTAGCGTTGATGCGCTCATCTCTTTTATGGCAGCAGAAGCCGCTGGCGATAGGATTACCAAAGACCGGATCGTGGCATGGTTTGACTCTCAAGTTGCTGAGAATTTGTCGGTTGTATTTGCCGAGAAGCTCCAACTTGATGATGTTGATTCTCCTGTCATCAAAGGACACTTGAAAGTTTACCGGGATGTGCTTTCCATGTTGGCCGGCGGAAAGACGGTTCTTGATAAGAAACAGATCATTGGATGCCGTAAGGCTATCGAATTGGCATCTGAAGCCGATGAGATCAGTGTCAAGTTGACCAATAGACTCGACAGTATGGAAAAGCCCCGTCCTGTTTCTGAATTGCTTGAACTGTGAGATGAAAGCCTTCGGCTAGATTCTTAATCCCTGCACATACAATTCTGGTGTGCAGTATTTAAGAATTAGTTAACTAGACCGCTAGACCGTCAGACTAATGGACCCACGACAGGCACATCTGGAGCACGTCCTGTCAGTAGATAGCACATATCCCGTAGATAGAATTACCCCTATGTATAGCACATATAGTGTATATATATAGGGGTGTTTCTATTGGAATTTTTAGATACCCCTCACATACACTAAGCACTATAGGCTATCTAGAACTAACATGATCTATATGAGTGATATAGATCATGTTAGTGCAAACATGCACAGTATAGATATCCCATAGTCTAGATGTATGCACAGTCTAGATATATGCACAGCCTAGATTAACTCGGGCGACCCATTGACGCAGGTGCGCGCGGCATGTTAGTCTAGCGGTCTGACGGTCTAGTTATAATAATTATTAGTTCTAAACAAGCAAAGGAAACTAAAGTCATGAGCATTGAACTGTTAGAGTCTGGCAGTCTATCCCGATCTTTCAGGCCAAATTCCATTGTTTCTATGTCACTTCCTGATTTATTCTCAGGAGTGCCAGAATCGGTTAAGAATCACGCTCGGAAACTAATAGCCGATGACTGGCGTTTCTATTGTGTGTCTCAAAATCACGGCCGTTGTTATGCTAGTTTCCGCGTTATTACTATCCCAGCCTGGGCAGTGAAAAAAGATGCGGGATATAAGACATGGTACATCTCACATGAGATAGCCCATGCATTAGATCATTGTCTACATAATCACGGACATGAATTCATGGAATGGCTAAAAGTAGTTTGTCCAATAGAATCATTACATTATGAGCTGACATACAAGCCCAGAAATGCAGCAGCAGCAGGGATTGTTGATCCTGCAAAGCCGAGAAAATATACTCTGGCTGATTTTCTGGAAATCTGATTCTCGCAGCGTAAAGGAAACACAGCATGAGCATCACAGTTGACACTCTCACCAGTCAAATCATAGAACTGCGAGATATACCTTTTGTTGACTGGCCTGAATTGCAGAAAGAAATAGCTCGCAATTACTACACAAAGTACCATCAGAAAATCAATGATGCACCGAACCCGCGAGAATTTCTCATTCTTGCAGTAGAGGCAAGACAACCGAAAAAATTCTCAGACTTCTTTCACACAAACAAAGCTTGTAACTAAACTTCGCAACCTGAAGGAGAAACCTAATCATGTCACAATCAACTGAAATTCCTAGTTTTGCGGATCAGTATGACGCGCTCAATAACACTTGCAAAGAGGCAAACATACAGTTTCTTGTTTTTCTGCAAGCTCACTTTGAATTTGTCGGGTACAAAAGCGAACTGGATTTTTCTCTGTATTCAAAGGCCAAATTTTCCCCTGGAAGCTGCAAAATTGGAGAATGTTATCAATCACAAACAAGTGTGCATAAGAGGATTAAATAATCCCGGACCACTCTGCTAGTCTATTTAGTATCCACCTGAATTATTCAATTATTCTCGTGGATACAATAATGGATTATCAATCCAGATTACCCTAACAATCACTCAACCCATGTTTTCCTTACCAGAGTCTATATCATGAATACACTTTCTTCCAATCATCCTGTCCTGCTTACTTCGCTTGACGAAATCTGGTCCTTTAATCCTTGTGATAATGGTTGGAAACAGATTCTCATAGGACAAAAGAAACTGGAAGCTGATTCTGTTTTGTTTCCAATCCTCGATGCAGTAGAATCAAACAGTATGTCTGATATTTGTTGGCTGTTGAGGAGAAGGAAAACAGAAATACAAGTTGCAGTAAAGTTTGCAAGACTTTGCGCAGATTCAGTGAGTCATTTAAATAATAGCTATAGCAGAAATGCTGCTACTTATGCTGTTATTGCTGCTAATGCTGTTACTTATGCTGCTGCTAAGGCTGCTGAAAATGCTAATTATGCTGCTATTTATGCTGCTGCTGCTGCTACTGATAATGCTGATTATATTGCTGATTATGCTGCTATTTATGCTGCTGCTACCGCAGTACAAACAGAAAAGAATAAACAATTTATGATTCTCTGTTTGTCCCATTTCAATCCGATCACTAATCACGTCGAGATTCCGGCATGATATTCACTCAAGTCCAACATCCGCATTCTGATACTTCTTCTCTGCTAGTGTTTTCTTCGCATGATGCAGCGGAAGATGCTTATCAATTACTTGCAACTGCTTTTCCTGTAGTTGACCCGTGGACTTACTTTCAAGCATTTGCTACAGTTTGTTACGATCAGTATTTCAACGCAATTGAATTTCTTAACTAGGAAATCCCTATCATGAATACACAGTTTTCACCTTATCCTGTCCTGTTTACTTCTCTTGCAGAAATAGAATCTTTCAAGCCTTGTTGGTCTGGTTGGAGACGAATTCTCATAGGACAAAACAAAACAGAATCAGACTCTATTCTCTTTCCAATCGTCGATGCAGTAAAGTCAAACAATATATCTGATATTTGTTGGCTGTTATCGCAAAGGAAAGGGGAAATACAAATAATAGCAGAGTTTGCAAGACTTTGCGCAGATTCGATCAGTAATTTTAATACTTTTTACAGCCAAAAGTCTGAGACTGCTGCCAAGGCGGCTGCTAGGGCTGTTGCTAATTATAATGATGCTGTTGATTATGTTGCTAATTATGCTGCTGATCATGCTGCTAAGTATGCTGCTGATCATGCTGATTATGCTGCTGATTATGCTGATTATATTGCTAATGCTGCTGAGGTTGCTAAGGCTGACGCTGCTAATGCTAATTATGCTGCTGTTAATGCTGCTAATTATGCTGCTGCTGCTGCTGCTAATTATTTTGCTAATGCTGACGCTGCTGCTGCTAATTATGATGCTGATCATGCTGCTAATTATTTTGCTAAGGCTGACGCTGCTGCTGCTAATGCTGCAGTACAAGTAGAAAAGAATAAACAATTCATGATTCTTTGCCTGGCTCACTTCAACCCGGTCACTAAGCAAGTGGAATTGCCGTCTTGATTTTCACTCAAGTCTATTTAGTATCCACATAGATCAGCTAGAACAGTCTATGTGGATACAATAATGGATTTATAATCCAGAGTATCCCCGAAATTACATCAACTTTTGGAGAACATAAGTGGATAAAAGTATTTACGATAAAAGTGTTAAGGCTGCAATTGCTGCTAAAGAACTGGAAGCAAAAGAATAAACACCATGAAATATCGACCATATTTCACACTATCTGAGTTAAAATGTATTTCAGATAGTGTGAAACTAATGCACCGCCCCTCAACTATTCTTTTATTAAGATATATAGACAAATTTATTCTTGATATAGAGCATGGATTGAGGAAAGAGAATTATAACGGGTCTCCCAGGCCCACATTAGCTCAGAAACTGGAATTAGATCCGCCATTAGTCTCAGAAATTATTAATTCAGCTTCTGATTATAACATATACGTGAAATGGGAAGCTAATGCTAGTCTTTGTACAGTCCATGAATTAAGTCGTGTATATAATTATCGTTATGTAAATGATTTAATGACAACTGAAGAAGAAGCTGAATACGAAAACTCTCAAGTAAAAAATAGGACCTAAAATGATAGAAACATCTCCGGACTACAATTTCAGGGAGAGCCTTATAGAGCACCCTGAAATTCAGGCAGTAGAATGTTATTTCTTCCTAGAAGAAAATCAGTTTAGAACTATCCACTGGATAGCAGAGCAGTTAAAAGGAAAATGGAGCGATGAGATTGTAAAACAAGCCGTTGCTCTTTTTCTGAATTCTTCTCAAAAGTAAAACAGATTTTTTTGCAACTTTCCCAGAATGGTGAAATAGGTAAACACAGCGGACTTAAAATCCGCCGGAGAAATCTTTGCGGGTTCGATTCCCGCTTCTGGGACCACATTAGGAGATATATCTGATGAAAATTCTGTGTTCTCTTTCTGGAATAGAGTTTGAATGCTCCCACTTTCCAGGGACTTTCTATTCCAAAGAAGCATATCATCCTGTATTTAATTTACCCCAAAAGCGCCTGCTCTCTTACACTAAAAAGTGGGGAGCATCTGAGCTAACAAATACAGATTCTTATTTATTATTTCTTTCTTTGTTGTATTCCTCTGAGCAAGTGGAATTTAGAGTTCCTGTCTTTCGCACAGATAAAACTGATGCCATTGTGGCAAACAACATGGAATTTCTGGTTCGCACAGTAATCAAAATTAACACAGTTGTTAATCCTGCTGTGGTGTTTCCCACGTTTGTAATTTCCTCGGATACACGAAACCTAGAAAATGTGTTTCATTGGATTGAGTGCTGGAATGATTCATATCAAGACTTCTTGGATGGATATAAATCAGCTCATGATTCATCCAAACTAATTAAAAGAGAAGCAGCTTTGCAAAGGATGATTAAAAATCCTCACAAAGCTGTTTCAGAATACGCGGGACAGTTAGCAGATTGGGCCGCAACTGCTGGAAACTTTCCTTCTTTCTTGATGAAATCACCTGTTTCTGGACTCCCAATTCCTTTGGGAGAATACTGGAAATCAATCATTCATAAATCGACCAGGAACGAATATCTTTATTCTATTCCAGCCAAGGATTTGAAGGAACTGTTAGACCATTGCGAAGATCATATTCCATACGGATCAATATATTCAAGCACACTATTCAAAGTTCTTAGATCGGCAAGCGAAAAGCAAAATAACTTCTTGGGAATAGGAAGCGATGACTTAAAATCTACTTACGCTATCTTAGAAGAATCTTCTACGGCAGAGGCAGCTAATCTGAAAGCGTTAGTTGATTCTGCTCCTGAAGAAAGACCTAAACAAGAACAGTATGCAACCAAGTTTGAATTTCTCAGGGCTAAACTGAGATGGGACATGGCACAAAAGTTTAAACCCGGAACTTAACAGGAAAATCAATCATGGCAATTTCAGATTCTGAGCGCGCTAGACTTCGCGCAGTTTTAAACAATATGAGAGCAGCTAAAAATCCAGTAGTGCAGGCAATAGAAATTAGTGGCAGTCCTGAAATCGAAACTTCAAGTGAGATTATTTATGATCCCTCAATCATCACAGACAAGTACGGAAATTCAATCCAGCTTAACTCAAAACAGCTTGAATTTATCGCTATCGCTGGATCAGGTAAATCGTGCGTGCTTATTGGCGCTGCTGGTACAGGTAAAACAACTTGCCAAAAAGCAGTTGTCCAAGATCTTGTTCAATCTGGCAAGGCTGGAATATTGCACTCAGATGGACATAAATACTTACAGTCTGGAACTCCAGGAATTGTCATCTGTGCTTATACTCGCAGATCAGTGGCAAATATTCGTAGAAACATGCCCCTCGAGCTTCAAGGTAACTGTCTCTCTATCCACAAATTGCTAGAGTATCAGCCTGTATACTACGAAGCAGAGAATAAAGAGACTGGAGAAACAAAATTAACGATGAGGTTTGAGCCAACTAGAAATGGTCTAAATACGCTTCCATCTTCTATTCACACTATAATTTTTGAAGAAAGTTCAATGCTAGGAACAGACTTATACGAACAAGTTATCAATGCCTGTCCACATGCTCCTCAGATTATCTATCTTGGAGATATTCAACAACTGCCGCCAGTGTTTGGCCCTGCTATTCTAGGATTTAAGATTCTAGAGCTTCCAGTTGTTGAATTAACTGAAGTCTATCGCCAAGCGTTGGAGAGTCCAATTATAGCTTTGGCACATAGAATTCTGTCTGGAATTCCACTGGAAGCCACAGAATATCCTGCCTGGGATATTCCAGGAAAGCTAAAAATTCGGCCTTGGAAGAAAAAGATTGATGGCCTAGATGCTGTATTAACTCTAGGATCTGTATTTAAAGCTTTTGAAACAGAAGGAATATATGATCCTGAAGAGGACATTATTCTTATTCCATTCAATGTGAATTGTGGAACAGAGGAATTAAATAAAATCATAGCTAATCACCTGGCTCGAAAGAGAGAGGCTATGACATATCAAATTATCGCGGGCTTTGTTAGGGTATATCTTTCTGTGGGAGACAAAGTTCTATATGACAAAGAAGATGCAACAGTACTTGATATTCAAAAGAATCCCGTGTATTCAGGAACGCAACCTATTCCTGGATCAACAACTCTAGATTATTGGGGACATGATCCTGTAAAACACGAACAAGAATTAGCAGAAAGCTCAGATGAGCACGTAGATTTTATCCTAAGTCAAACGGCTATGGCAGATTCAAGTGAAGAGCGAGTTAAGAAATGCTCTCACAGAATAAAGCTTTTAATGAGAGATTCAGACAGAGAAATTACGATTGAGTCTGCTGGAGATGTAAATTCTCTTCTTTTAGGGTATTCTCTCACAGTACATAAATCACAAGGATCTGAGTGGAGAAAAGTATTCTTAGCTCTTCATCATTCACACTCAAAGATGATTCAAAGAGAGCTTCTTTATACAGCAGTGACGCGGGCGCGCGAAGAATTGTATGTCATATGTGAACCGGATACATTCTCAAAAGGAATTAAATCACAAAAAGTTAAGGGAAATACCTTAGCCGAAAAGGCAGAGTGGTTCAAAGGCAAGAAAGAAGAAATGGACTCAGAAAGGATATCTTAATCATGAGTTTTTTAACTGGTAAACAATCTGTATTAAATGCAAAAGGATTAGAAGCAGAAGAATTAGATCAACAAAAAAACTTCTCTGCCTTGAAAGCCTTAAAGAGTAAATCAGGTTGGTATATAGGCAGAACATACACTGATCCAATTACACAGTGTAATGAGCCTGGATCACGGGATTCAGGATATTTCAAATCAGAAAAAGAAGCATTAAATTATTTAGCTGAGATGTGAAGATAACTAAAAACTACTTTCTCAGTTTACTTTAAGTACGTTATATTCATCTCAGGCAGGGCTTGACAATCCTATCCCTATGTGCTAACATACTTTCACTGGCGTTGGGAAAGTGCCAGATAAAACTTTCCCGCACTCTCTAGATTTACTTCGCGGTATTCCCGCATTCTTAAAAGGAAGTTAGAATGTCTACTGATAAAACTATTGCTCCTGTTGCAGTTAATGAAGCCCTGGAAACTATCTTTAAATTGGAAGAGTTTAACTTCCGATTCAAGAAAGACAAGCTGGGCAATCAGCGGCCAGGTGTTAAACTTATGGCTCCTGTTCCTACACTGAAAGGGGTAATTTCGATTCTTGAATCAGGCGATGTTAAACAGTTTGAGTTGATGCGAGACTCTTTCTACGATGTTGTTCGCTCAGTGCTAACTGAGATGGTTACGAATAATCTGGAATTGTCGCAGGAAAATCTGGATCTTCCTAAGCTGTCCTGGGCTGCAATTGCAAATATGCCCAAAGAAGATCGTCGCAGTTCTTCTCTCCCAGAAGAATTGTGGACTGCTTTTGTGGAAGATTATTGTGCGGTTATGCCTAGCCGGACCGGAAAGAGTCCTGAAGCTGTCAAGAATGCAACTGAAGTTTATGTTCGCAAGTTCGCTCCTTGGAAGACGCAAAAAGATGTTATCAAGCGCCTGAAAGAGCAGTTGGCTATCTATACGGAAACCGCCAATGCGTCTAACTTCAGTGATATTCTGGAGCTTCTGGTGCGTCGCGCATATTCTTATTTGGCCGCCGACGATCTTTTGACAATCGGACAGAATCTGTAATTTCCTCAGAAGGTAGTATTCCTGAGCACGAAATAAAACTGCTCAACTGTATTCATATAGTTAGACGCTAGATGGTAACTTCTACGCGCCATACTACCCAACTCCCAGTAGAAGATCTAGCATAAAACACACAGTCTTATTTTTTGGTGTGGCCAGTGTCTAACTATATGAGGCAGTATCAACCAATTTGGATTAAACTTAAATCAATGTCGTTAAGAGACGCACAAGTAAAAGGCGTTTCTGTAACGGCAAACTCTCTTTTGCACCCTAGAATTTTAAAGGCAGTTGTAAAAGAAAAGTGGCTTGATTTAGGATACAAAATTCAGACTGATCCCAGAAAAACAATTCTTACTCATGAAATTAAGCACTCAATTATCACATTTCGTCTACATTACCAAATTAACACAATAGGAAAGGATTGTATATGAGCCGCGAATCTTCAGATGTGTACTATAAAATTAATGGAACCATTATAACTGAAACCGAAAAGGCAGTTAGATTTAGAATAAAGGGCATCAGTGATAAGATGTGGGCAGAGCATAACTTTGTTACCGAGTGGTTTCCACTAAGCCAAATAAAATCACTGACTAGAGTTAATTCAGATTCTTCTGACATGGATTCCCTGGAAGTTAAAGAATGGATTCTTAGAACAAAAGGACTGTCATGAACTCTAAAGCATCCTTTGATTTTCAAGAAAAAGCTCTTAAACTTAAAGAGGCTATTCTTATTAGACATCCTTCTATGCCTACCTTGCTCAGAAGTATTAAAGATCTTTTAAATTCTCAGCCCGAAAATGTAACGCTAGCTTCAGAAGAAGAAATCGCTACGATTGTACAAGGCTTAGAGATTCAAACAAATACTTTTTTAGCTGATTCAGTCACAAAAGGTAAGAACACTGCCGGAGCTAAGGTAGTTGTTCAAAAGCTTAAAAATGCAGGCGTTGACGCATTCTGAAATTTCCAAACTATCTTTACGTCAGCTCATTGTTTTACGCTCAATTGTTCATCTATATTCATTCAATAAATTCCGTACACTCTCCCGCTGGCTAGAGATAGATTCAATTTCACATACCTCTAATCAATTCATACTCCACACTCCATTATTAGTACAAATCATATCATGCTTACCTCAACAGACATCATCGAAACATTCCTTGATTCTGGTGGATTTACAAGCGACGATTCGACTGTATCTCTCAATATCGGATCAAGTTCAAATAACACAGACATTTTCACAGAGCCAGGATATGAAGGATCAATTGACTATCGCATTCGTCAATTGTCATATTCCTCAATGCTCTCACTTCATACTTGCCCCCGTAAATATGAATTATACAAAAAACGTACAACTTCCAGGCTCGAACAAACTCAACGACAATCAATTACCTTTGCTTTCGGGCACGCTGTCGGAGAGGCTATCCAACTTGCGCTTGAAAATGTAAGTGAGAAGGAAATTATTTGGAGGATGTTCTGTAATTGGGATACTGATATACTTGCCGAAGATACAAAAGGCCAGAAATCTTTTTGGGGCGCAGTAATTGCTCTAAAAAGATTTCTTTCTTTGCGAGAGCAAGGATTACTTTCTGAGTATGAACTTGTTTATCATAAAGGCAAGCCTGCTTGTGAGCTATCTTTTTGTATTACTTTTCCTGATGGATTCCGTTATCGTGGTTTTGTTGATGCTGTACTTAGACATAAAAATACAAATAAGATTCTTGTTCTGGAGTGCAAGACAACTGGTTCTGCCACTCTTAATCCGTCAAAATTTAAAAACAGTGCACAGGCTATCGGCTATTCTGTAGTTCTCGATGTTTTGTTTCCTACTCTATCAAGCTATGATGTATTATATTTAATTTATCAGACTCCTACTAAAGATTATATTTCTATTCCATTTACAAAAACATACCTTCAAAGAGCTCTTTGGATTAGAGAGCTTCTTCTTGATATAGAACAAATTAAATCGTATGAAGCTGCGGGTATTTATCCGATGCACGGAGAGAATTGCTATCAATACGCAACAGAGACTGAGAAAGGAACTGGAGTATATTCAGGAGAGTGTGAATACATCAATTCTTGCACGATGAGTAATTCATATTTAGTAAAGAAAGCCTCTGAAGCAGACCTAGATACGGCCGAGTATCAAGTGAATCTTACGTTACTTGATTTGTTAGAGAATCAACTCAGTAAATTAGGGGAATAATTAATGAAACTATCTGAAAAGCTTGTTGATCCTTACACTAGAGTATTAATTTTTGGTCTACCTGGATCAGGGAAATCTACGCTCGCAGCGGACCTGGCAAAAACTCATAATCTAATTTGGATCACTTTAGATAATGATGCAGATATTCTGCGGAAGCTGGATAAAGAATCTCAAGATAGGATTAATCTCGTAGACATTCCAGATTCAGCCTCGTTTCCAGTAGCAGCAGCTACTTTACTTCCGCTATTTAAAAATAAGAAAGCCGTTATTTGCTGGGAGCATGGAGTAATTCAATGTGCAGTGTGTAAAAAGAAAGCTCCTACTGAATTTACATCCGTCGATTTTACATCCCTTACTTCAAAAGATATTGTTGTAGTCGATACTGTAACTCAACTTGGACGCTCTATCTTGGCTCACGCTACCAAAGATAAACCAATTGAGTATCGTCCAGAGCGGGATGATTGGGGGGCTGTACGAAAATGGACAGAGTTTTTTGCATCTGAATTTCAAGCTTCTCGTTTCAATCTAATTTGTATTTCTCAGGCAATTGAAGCAGAGCTTGAAGATGGTAGAGTTAAACTTGTCCCTGATTTTGGATCAAAAGGAATGAGTGCAGGATTCGCAAAAAGTTTTAGTCATGTTATATTTACAGAGACTTTAAATAAGAAGCACAAAGCATACTCCTCCAGCACTCACGCAAATAATGTGCTTACTAAATCAAGAACTGATTTTAGGATTGAAGATGAAAACGTGGCAAGTCTTGCGTCCCTATTCCCAATCGACACCACAATTCCAGTACAAAAAGAAGTTCAATCCAAGGATGAAATCGCATCAAAGGAGCCAGAGACTACAAAAGAATCGTTTTCCTACAGTACACAAGACATTCCAAGCCCCGCTGAAAACGCAGCCAGTTCATTAAAACTTAGGCTTGCAGCATTAAAAGGAAAGTAACATGTCAATAGTTAAAACGTCTGACATTAAACCTAGACTTCTTATCGGAGCTGTAGGACATGCAAGAGTAGGGAAAGATACTGCGGAGGATTATCTTTCAAATAATTATGTAAATGTATGGGGAGAAGCTTTTGCAGCTCCTATAAAGCGTGCACTATCTGCGATGTATGGAATTCCTTTAGAGCACTTTGACGACCCCCAATTCAAAGAAGTAAAAAATGATTATTGGGGTAGCAGTCCCAGAGAATTAGCTCAGTATTTTGGTACTGAAGTTGTTAGAGATAACCTATCAACTCGTTTTTGGATTGCAAAAATGTACGCCCTCTTGTCTGGATTGCAAACTGATCCAAACGTAGAAGGAGAATACAACGAAGAAGACGTAGTAATTATCACTGACGTACGCTTTCAAAATGAATACGAATGGATTTTGAGCGAGGGTGGAATTATTCTTCATATTCTGCGTCCAGGGCATGAAGGCAAAGTAGGAATTCCAGGACATTCATCAGAAGTTGGAATAAAAATGCTGCTTGATGATGCCACAAAAATACATTACACTATAAACAATGAGGGAACTTTGGAAGAGTTTCATTCAAAAATTCGCATCTTCGCTAACTCAATCGGACTACAACTTAAGGAGATCCCTAAAGAATCAGACAGTTCTTACATTAATTCTGTTCGCGGTATTTCTCTCAACAATCTCTGAGCATTGTTTACTACACAATTCTTTAAAGGATATACAAATGTCACAAACCCAAATTGATATGATGGACGCTTTGTTGGACGGCACTCTCGACGATCTGGCAGACATTCCAGAATATCGTACATATCCAGTAGGCGCGCACAAAGTCACTATTTCATGGGAATTGAATAAGATTATTCAAGGCGTTTACTATCGTGACAAGGAAGGTAAAGACACCAACAATCTTGTTAAATTTATTTCCATGAATATGGAAGCGCTGGAAACCATTGAACTCCCTTCTGGTTCTGATGAACTTCCCTTGAGTAAGGGAGCTAAGGCAAATGTCTTATTCGATTTGACTGAAGAACGCGGTCAGGGTCGCTTCAAGGTAATTATGGGAGGTCTCAGAGAAATTTTTGGGGCTAAGAGCAACCGCGAATTGATTGTGGAATCAGAAAAAGCCGAGATCGTCGTCATTATTTCTCAGCGCCAGAACAAAGATAAGACTAAGACTTACATTGATGTTGATGCAGTGATGGCTCCGTGATCCGGGCTTGATTTGAATTGATATCAAGGAATCCTAGACCATAAATTTAGGATTCTTTTCATCAACTCATAAAAGAGCTTCAAAGTGCTTAATCAATTAATCACACACCAATTTGCAGTTCGGAGGCTGATAGATAAAGCTTCGGCATCTCATTTAGATTCTTTAGAAACTAGGTTAGTGGCAAGAATAGATGATATAGAAAGGTTTTATCCTTGGCCAGCTCTTGTCCAGAGTTTTAAGGCTGACATCGAACAAATACGTGCCCGTAGGCATCAACTCAAATGACTCACGCACTTTTTTTAGGTACTTCTGCAGATAAGTCATACATTCCATATTTAAAAGGAATGGTCAATGGATTTACTTGTTACGTCTATACAGAGCCTTTATCTCTTATCTTTCAACTTGAGTCTTATTGCAGTTCTCGTCAAATTACTAAAGTTATTTCTACCAATACCTCAATTCTATCTGCGCTACTTCAGCTTCGCGGAAATCCTAGTTCTGATCCCTCTCTTTCTGACTATCAAGGATCAGTATTCAAACATAAATCTCTGGAAATTGTATTCGTATCTCCATTAGAGCAGTTGTTCAGCGTACCTTACGGAAAGTTTATAGCAGAGCGATTCATTTCCAAGCTGGTTGCTTCAGAGAATTGGCACGAACCTACAGATTTTAAGTGGGGTATGTTAGATGAATCAAATTACGCAAAAAATCTTTCTCTATTTTCGACCGCATATGCTATCGCAATTGATATTGAAACATTTAAGTCCAGACTGGCCATACGATGCATTGGTTATACTGGCATATTTATTAGGGCTTCTGATGGGCATATCACTACAATTTCTCTGGTCCTTCCTCTAGACTCTCTGTGGGCACTTTCTGCTATGAGAGCAATGAATGTGATTCCTGTAGACAAGATATTTCAGAATGGAAAATATGATGTATCCTATTTGCTTAGATATAACGCGGCTCCCTCCCGTTGGATGTGGGATACGCAACATTTGTTTCACTGTCACTATTCCGAACTACCAAAAGATCTTGGTTTTCTTAATGCCTTCTTTTTACGGACAGTGGTGTATTGGAAAGATCTTGCTAAATCGAGTGATATCCGAGAATACTACAGATACAACGCTATGGATACTTGGGCTACAGCTAATGTCTGGATCCAACAAATACTACAAATGCCGGAATGGGCTAAACGAAATTATATACTCGCATTCCCCTTGGTTTATCCGTGTTTACTTTCCGAAATGACTGGACTAAAACGAGACGAATCGCGATTAGAAGTAGCAAGAAAAGAAGTTGACGCTAAAATAGACGCTAGTCTTGGCAGTCTACAAAGAAATATAGGCTGCCAAGACTTCAATCCAAGCTCTCCGATACAAGTTAAGAAACTTCTTACGGTTCTTGGATGTGCAGACATTACAACTTCCGGAGAAAAAGATCTTTCTAAAGCGTCGTATCGTCATCCACTTATTGATTACCTTCTTGGTCTTGTTCTTGACGTTAGAGGATTGCGTAAACTTAAATCTACTTATCTCCGCTTAGATTCTGATGCAGTTCAATCTGGAATTCATGAGGGAGAGGGCGGATCAAAAGAATATAAAGGAAGAATTTTATACTCTCTTAATCCTCACGGAACAGATACTGGAAGATTAGCAAGTAAAGAACACCATTTCTGGACTGGGCTTCAAATTCAAAACATCCCTAGAGGTATTGAAGTTAAACAAACAATATGCTGCGAAGAGGGATTTTTTCTTGGAGAGTGTGATCTAGAACAAGCTGAATCCAGAGATACAGGATACATCAGCGGAGACACTGCACTTATTAAAGCAGTAGCAGGAATTTCTGATTTTCATAGCGTTAACGCGGCCGCTTTTTTTGGCCTGGCTTACGCCGACATTTATTCAGATGAAGATAAAAAAGTTAAGAATAAGCCGATTAGAGATCTTGCAAAGCGAACTAATCACGGGGCTAATTACAATATGGGACCCGCCATGATGGTAGAAACAATGGGATTAAAGAACATCTGGAAAGCCCAGCAACTCTTAGGACTTAACTATAATGACCCTATCAAGATTGCGCAGCATCTTCTTATCGCGTTTCATTCTACCTATTCAAAACTTCGTGGCCCGAAAGTTCCCTATTCAGATGGAACATACTATGCCTGGGTCGTCAGAGAGATTACTCTTAATAGAAAGTTGGTTAGTAGAGCTTTCCACCATACAGACTTTAATGTCGCAAACTATAAGCCTAATGAATATATCGAGCAAGGAGATTGGACACGATATTGCTTTGGAAAACCAGATAAAAATAAACTTGATCTTAATTCATACGTTGCTCATGTCCCTCAAAGCCTCAATTCAAGAACATTGAATGAAGCTTTTATGAGGGTATTCTATGAGGTTGCATTACCTAATCCAAAAACTTTTAGGCTTCACGCTCAAATACATGATTCCATTCTCTTCTCTTACAAGAATGGCTATGAGTGCCACGCCGAAAGAGTGCGTGAGTGCATGGAAATTCCTGTGTCAGTCCGCGACGTATCTGGAATTACCAGAACCTTTACTGTTCCTGCAGCTCTCAAGCTAGGGAAAAATAATTCTGCAATTTATTGGAGTGAATTAGAGTGATTAAAGTTAATTGCAATACTTCATCTAACAATGCTCCTCATTTTCTTCGAATTGAAATTACGCAAGAATCAATTGCTAATTTCACTGAGTTGATTAACAGAGCTTTGAATTGTTGGGACGGAGCGCCAGAAGAATTAAAGCAGTTGGGTGATATGATTACTCATGGATACATTACCCAAGATCATAGCTATAAAAAAATAAACTCAAATCGTAATGCAGATTACCATACCGAAGCAGAGTTTAAACTTATTTCTAGATTCATTGAAGATAAGGGATTACAAGCTTGGTTAGATCACATCATGGCTGGAACTATAAATAAAGTTCTTCGTCCCGGATCCTAATTTTTTTCCTTCCTGGAATTTTTATGTCGGAGGATTTTTTCGCAAGGTATTTATCCTACACAGCCGAAACAGAATCACCTGCTATATTTCATAGGTGGGCTGCTATCGTAAGTTTAGGAGCTTTTTTAGGTAGGCAATACTACTTTCAACACGGACATTTTACCATATATCCAAACATGTATTGTATGCTAATTGGCTCTCCAGGAACTCGTAAAGGCACCGCAATTAAACTCGCAAAAGCATTGTTAACTAATGCAGGATATTCTAGCTTTGCTGCAGAAAGAACTTCAAAAGAAAAATTTCTTCTTGATCTATCTGGCGAAGGAGCAGATAATTCAATTGATTCTATCTTAGATAAGAATCTGTTCGGGGATGATACTTCAAATGAATCACGAGAAATCTTCATAGCTATTGATGAGATAAATGACTTCTTAGGTAATGGAAACATCGAATTCATATCCATGTTAGGTAATATGTGGGATTACTCAGGGGTATATAAGAATCGAATTAAGACAGGAAAATCAGTAGATATTCCAAATCCTACAATATCCATGATAGGAGGCAATACACCAACCGGATTTAATTTAGCCTTTCCTGCCGATATTCTAGGACAAGGTTTTTTTTCAAGGCTATTATTAATATATGGAGAATCAAATGGAAAACGAATTCCTTTCCCACCAAAACCCGACGCTGTTGCAACATCAAATATATGTGAGTTTATTAGAGAAATTAAGTCCACAGTTTTCGGACCAGCCAAGCTCACTGGAAAAGCAGAGAAACTGCTCGAAAGAATTTATTCAAGCAATATTTCAGTTGATGATGTCAGATTTGAGTCTTATTCCACGCGTAGATTTACCCACCTCATTAAACTCTGTCTTGTTGTCAGCGCAAACAGGAAATCTACAGAAATTACAGAGTCAGATGTTATTTATGCACACACAATACTTAGCTATACAGAGCAGTTTATGCCACGAGCACTTGGAGAATTTGGAAAGGCTAAAAACTCCGACATAAGCCATAAGGTATATCAAGTAATTTGTGAGGCTGCCGTCCCAATTAAATTTAAGGAGATATGGAAACATGTACATGCAGACTTAGAAAAGATGACTCTGCTCCAAGAAATTCTTATTAATTTAATGGAAGCAGATAAGATACAAGTAGTTAAAGAGCTTGGTGCATATCTTCCAAAGAAGCGAGCACTCAAGCAAGACTTAAAAGGTATGGTTGATTATTCCTTATTAACCCAAGAAGAGAGAGAGAAACACAAATGAGCATTTCAAACGATAATTCTAGTATTCTTAAAGAGTCTGATATATATTCTCCAGACTGTATGTATGTATCAGTAGAAATTAATTCTATTACAGAAGAGAATCAGTGCGACGGCAAGAATGCGCGAGAAGTTGTTAGATATGATAAATTCGTAACTTGGCTTTTTAAGCCCGGAACAGAACAACTTAATGCGCTTCACTGCGGAATTGGAGTAGCTGGAGAGGCTGGAGAATTAGTAGACGCGATTAAAAAAGAATATATCTATAATAGACCGCGAGATTTGAAAAACATTGTAGAAGAACTAGGCGATATAGAATTCTATTTGCAAGCAACTAGAAGTCACTATGGTCTTTCTCGTGGGTACATTATCCAAAAGAATGCAGAAAAACTGGAAAAACGCTATGCAGGACTTAGGTATTCAGACGCAGCAGCAATTGCCCGTGCAGACAAAGACGATTCAAAAATCGACCCTAAAAACTAATACATATCAGAATGTGGCAGTGCTGAAACTTATAGCTAATGCACTGTCCGTTCGCCCAAGAACTCAAACAGAAATAATTGAACTTACAGGATTATGCAATAGCACTGTGAGTAGGTGGATGAGATTTCTAAATGTTTCCACTAAAACTTCCAAAGCTGTTGTATATATCTGCGAGTGGAAAAGAACAGGAACTAGAGGAAATTGGTCAGCGGTATGGGCCTGGGGATTTAACTTGTCCAATACTCCTAAGCCTAAACCATTAACTTCTGGACAATATTCAAAACGCTGGCGAATGAAGAAACTTAAAGCCAGTTCAAATTCAGTAACTCAAACCGAAAAAGGAATTATATATGTTTCACAGTGAAGCAAAACATGTTGTAGTTGACCTTGAAACTTATGCACTTCGACCGAATGCAGTAATTCTATCTTTAGGAGCTTGTCTTGCAACAAACCCTTCTAAATATATCTACTACGAAATTAGTACTCATACTCAGCCCCAAAGAATAGTTGATATAAATGTTTTGAAATGGTGGGAGGTTCAAGGTAATGTTCCTAATCAAGGAAGCGTTCAATTAAGCTCAGCCCTTCGAGACTTTAATGTATTTCTTACAGAGATAGCTGGACCAAAAGATTTATTTCTCTGGAGCAAAGGAACTGATTTTGATATTCCTGTGCTATACAATGCGATGGACGAAGAAAAAATTAATCCGTATTGGAGATACAATAATGTAAGAGACTTAAGAACTTTTAAATCAGTGACTAGAGCTACGGTGGTCAGGGATAAAAAAGAAATAGAGCACAACGCACTAGGAGATTGTTTTTATCAAGCTCGTGTGTTGTTGGAATGCTTTACGCTTGTATCGGATCTGAACCATGTCCGATAATTCATGGAACCCTAGAGAAGTTTACAAGTCGAAGCAACCGCTAAATATAAAGAGTTCACTTGTTATAGTAATGTTTCCAGAAGCACTTACAGAACTTCACAAAGAAATACAGCATCATCCTCCGTTGCTTGTACTTCTCCACGATCAACCAGATAAAGATGTGTATATTCAAATCTTGGAGATTGCTGCGTACTGTAAAATTCTTGTTTCAGGGGAGTATACAAATGACGATATGCTGAAACTTTGTGAAACACTCACCAAAAAATTAAGGAGTATGAGAACACTCATTGTACTTCCACTTAGCCTGTAAAAACTTTAGGCAAAAAGAAACCCCCGTAATTGGGGGTTTTTTTACGTCTGTTGATTTCTGGTTAATCTACGGATTTTACTCTTATAATTCCATAATCATTTATCTCTTCTCGGAATTGATATGAAATTATAGCTAAGTCTTTCAATATCCTTCGACGCAACTCTGCTATCTCTTCCAGAGTTTTTTCTTTGTCAATTACAACTCCAAATTTATTGGGGAGGTACTTGCCCACGAGGAGTTCCAGTCAAGTTATATTTAGCCAGATAATCTTTTGTAAGGTCAGCAGCCCAGATTTGGGCATCTCCAGAACTTCCTGCGAGCCTGCCATTCAACACTGCGCACAAGAAAGAAATATAAATACCTCCTTCAGTTGCTGGAGTATTTGCCGTAGTTGTAGCCATTAGCTCTACCGCATTTGCTTGTTTGGCCTGAAGCTCGACAGTTTTAAGTCTCCATTGAAGTAAAGATTCAGTTTCTGCAGGAGGCGGAGCTGGCGGAACTGCTGGATTTGTTACATCAAGAGTCATGATAATTTCCTTTAAAGATAAAAAACAGTTTATACAATCGCTGCCCAAATACCGGCTGAGTTATACATACACACATCGCCGTTAGCTTGGTTACGAACAAGATTTCCTCTAATAGCAGCAAGTGCTGCAATATCTACTCGTATATCAGCTCCATTTACATCGGGGCTATTTGCAGAACCTGCTGCAATGTTTACGTGTTTACCGCTAGAAGGAGTTGGCGGCATTCCACCTAAAGATCGAATTCTTGCGGTGAAACTAGAGTAGCCGATTCTCACAACATCCGTTAAAGTTACGGTAGTAGTGATTCCTCCGAATTGAATTTCAGTTACAGCCGCGTCTATTCTACATACAAATGAAGGACCGTTCATGAAAATATTTGTGATATGTAAACTTGCCCCATCATATCCAGAGAAGTAATGCAACAAATCCAAAGTTCCAATACATCGAATTCTATTTATAAAAGATCTATAAATATTTCCCTGGTTGTATACAGCAGTAGATGCAAGAGTACCTCCAGAAGATACATCTTCAACAGTATTATCTTCCATTGTGAGCATGTCACAGATGACGTTAGGATTGTTAGTAATAAAGAGAGCAGATCTCCACGACGTATTCTTTAGAGCGTTGTTTATGCGAAGTCTATTGTTACGAATTACGAGAGAATATATCCGATTAGTCACTCCATTAACTAAACCTACGAGATTTCCTTGCCAAGTAGGATTTCTTTGATAGCAATCTTCTACCGTGATGTCTTGCCAACTTCCGCTTTCAATTTGCACTGCTGCAAATCCATCAGCGTCTACTGGATAAGCTAACTCTAATCTGCGAAGGATAACTCCAGTTGAAATAGATGCTCCTCCTCCCGATAAGCTAACAATTGGACAATTAGTGGTTCCTACTTTACTTGGAAATACGCCATCAACTAACAGTCCAGATATATTAGTTTCAGTCCCTAAATAAATTCCAGGGTCTATAGCAGCGCTGATTATGGCATCAGCTATAGCAGTAACGTGGTGTCGGATATTATAACAACGGATGTTACGATACCAAAGTCCGGCAGCTCCTGCTAATCTAACTGCTTCATAGTTAGAATCTACTCCATCAGACGCTCTAAGTTCAATGTCGTCAAAATCTAATCCTCCTTGATCATTTGGAAAAAGTAATGTTTGTGTAGGATAGTCTCCGCCTATTAGTGCCATAGCAGTATCTGTGCTTTTGCCAGTTACACTAATGAATCCATGGCGTGCTTTGCCATTAAGCTGAACTATGGCAGTAGAGCTAGTCGGATTGTCAGAATATCCTCGTACATTTATATTAAAATTTGTAATGCACTGACCAAGAACCCCGTACTTATATCCATCTTCTAGAGATAATCCATTAATGCCAAAGTGTGAAAGCCCTAAACACACAATTGTATTTGTATCTTGAATGCTTCGCACACCTACGCCAAGGGCCATACCATAATCTAAGGTACCACTTCCTTCTATATATACATCGTGCTTACCAAATACTTGACCGCTACCGCTGGAATTTCCTCGACTGTCTGTAAATGTCCAAGAAACTCCTGAAACAATAGTATTTATATATATGTTTGCAGCAAATGAAGTGCCAGTAGTAAATACTGCGTCTCCGGATTGTCTTGTGTGACCTATTTCTGTAACTGTAGTTACATTACTTACTCTATTCCAAGTAACTGAAGTAAGCCCTTTAGAGGCTCCAATGCGAATACTTACAGAAGATGCTCCGGTAAGGCCTGCGACAACTACAGCTACAGCAAGTTTTTTTCCGTTTGCACTGGTTAATTCAAATCTAGCTGCTCCAGAAGTTGCTCCACTTACGTCTACTAAAACTCCTTCAGTATCTCCAGGAGCTGTAAATGCCAATCTTACTGGACCTAAAGCTAATCTAATTACTCCAACTCCCTCTGTAATTTCTGTAGAGGCTGCTATTAAAGCCACTCCTGGAAGTCCATTACTATTCCAGCATACGTTGGAAGTAGTAAATAAAGAATAACGGCTAGTACCTACAGAAGAAATCTTACAGCCAGCGTCAATAACAACTCTAGAATTACTATCTAGAAATAAAGTGTTATCAATATAACACGTTCCAGGCGTAGCTAGAATTGTAGGGAGTCCGCTAAGTAGCGCAGTTTGAATAGCCTGTCTATTTGCAACGGCTGCTCCGGTACTTCCAGCTACTAAAGTAACTCGAATTGCATTATATATATCTTCCAGATTATCTAATGCAAGCAGCCGTTGCATTAATAATTGATCTGGGCCTTTTACTGGCAAGTCTTTACCGTAAGTCATTTAAATTCCTCTATTATCTGACCGCGATAATATTAGTTGAAGTAGTATTGGTAGAATTAACTCGAGTACACTCCACAGGAAGAATGCCTATAGGAACGGCTGTAAAAAGTACTGTAGCTCCATCTCCGTACATAACTACAGAAATATTTCCTCCTGCGCTGCCTACATATAAACTACGAGCAGGTCCGCCAGGAAATGAAGTTAAGTCAGAAGGAGTTACAACTTCAGACCATTTAAAAGAGATGGCTGCTTCACTCATTTTTTCTCTCCTTGAATTTGTGTACAGAGTTTAGGTGCGTTAAGTTTAGATGCAATTCCTAACGGGCCGTACATAGAAACTGCGTAGGCTTGACCGTCGGCTCCGCAAGCAAATTCATTGTCAAATTCTTTACTTAAGCTGCCACAACCAGCCAAAGCAGTAAAAGCGAGAATTGCAAAGGTCAATTTCAGGCTAATCATCAGAACCTCCCATAAGAAGTTGAAGTTTATACACATAAGGATTTGATAAAGACGTACTTAATTGCTCAGCCTGAGAAGTATTAGCACTCTTGTACATTTCCATCATGTACTTATTGAAATTCTTTTGTCTTCCGCCAAGCTCTACATACTTTTCTGCAAAGTTTGAAATCTGATCATCTGTTGGTTGGTTGCCTTGGATAAGCGTAGATTTAATTCTCTCAGCTAAAGTTTTCAGTGAGTTCTTACGAGCTGCGTCATAAGATTTGACTCGAAACATTGCATCATTAATTAACGCTTCGTCCAACGGCCTTCCGCCAGCAAGTCTTGTTAGTGTAGCAAGAGAAGCTAAATCGTTTTGATAGAGGATAGAGCCTTTAGAAGAAGTAGAATATGCTTGTCCTAAAGGTCCGAAAGCTTGTAAAGTTTGAGCCATACCTGCCAATGGCCTGGAAATTCCGTTGTGCTCCACTCCTTGTAAGATTGATTCCCAAACTGCTGCACCTCCTGCAACTTTCTTTGTTGTCTCATACATCGAGCCAAAGAATTTTGCCCAGCCAGCTACGATAGGAGTTTCTTGTAGAGAGGTAGGAAGAATTGTTAAGTGCCTAGGATTAATGTCTCCGCGAGAATAAATATTTGTGTCAATTAACCTAGAGGGAATACCATACAAAATAAAGTCTCCTGCCGTACGTCCGACAGTTCCGTATACTGCATCATATGTATCTTTGTGCTGGGAATTTCCAGACATTTGTCCGATAATGTGTACATTAATTGCCTGGAATCCTGGTAAAGATTGCATACCGTACAGCGTAGACTGCATTCCTGCAAGCATAGCTAAATCTTTTCCTTTTCCCTCTGCAGTATATCTAAGAAGTTGTTGGATTAAATTAAATTGATACGATTGAAAGAGAGATATAGCTTGTCCGATCGGACCTTGAAAAATAAGAGGACGTTGAGATGCAACAATGTTTCCTTCCACTCGATTTACGAATGTATTGATATATGTGCGAGCAGTTTTATCGTCCATTAATCCGTGTCGTATCGCAATAGATGTGATTTGATCCATCACATTTGCAGACACAAATCGGTTAAACTCTTCTGCTAATATATTTCCAGTCAGCTTTTCTCCTTTATCTAAAGTTTCACTTGCAAGTTCTTTGGCTCTGGCAAATCCAGTTTTTACGCGCTTATCAAGCTCAGCAACTGTTTCAGTTCCTTTAAGGGTAAAATCTTCCACGAGAAGTTTAAGTTGCTCGGCTCGATCTTTAACAAGTTGCATGTCCCTGTATTTTTGCATTACAGGACCAGTCCTGCCTGGAGTTGCTCCGCCATCTTTCCAAAAAGTAGAGATCGCATTTGCTATCAACTTAGATGGAGAAAGAATTTCTGATTCTGTTCCTGGAAGTTTAATTTTTGCGAGCTTACTTAAATCTGAGGCTAGTGCGGTATTGCCCTCTTTGATTGCACGAGTTAAGCTCACAAGCTCAGTTGTACGAAGACCATTGGAACCTATAGCATTATTCAAAGAGTTTAATGGATCTAACCCCAGTGTAAATCTAGAGAGAATTGCGTTAGCTGATCTAACGAATTTAGTTAATTCTCCTCTTGGAGCAGTATGATTTACTAAGGCTTGCAAGGCTGCATCATAATACGCAGGCTTCATTCCAAAAGTATCAAGAATAGCATTAATTTTATCCAGCTCTTCTGGAGAATTAATTTTGGAAAACGCGTCTTTAACTGCTCCTACAACCCTAGAAAATGCAGAGTCTAAGTGTTTGTTAGCATCATAAATTAATGTATGCTCATTAATTTTAGAGAGGTCGAGGGCAGTCTTGATAAGATTAAAGTAAGGATTTTTTGCAGACTGCTCAATTAAATCAGATTTCGAAGCAAATTTAGACGTATCTGCTTTAGAGTACTGTTTGCCTAAATCTTCAAAAATACTAAACTCAGGCTCATATCTTAAACGAACAGATTCTGAAACTAAAGTATCGGATTCACGGTAATGCTGACCAAGAATATCGTCAATAATTTTCTGCGGATCGGATTTGGGGAAGAAATTTGAGAACACGCCGTTGTTCGATAATTCCGCATTGATATAATTTTCATTAAGAGTCCGAGCATATTCATAGTCTCCGCGCGCTTTATAAAAAGATTCAGACTCTGTTTTATACAAAACTTTAAACGCAGCCGGAACTTTATCGGCTAACTGTTGCAACTCTTTTTCAGAGGCTGCATGAATCATTGTTACATGACCACTTCCAGTAACGCGAGGATCAATAACAAAAGCAAAGTGCGGAAATTGTTTAAGATCAGGACGTATGGGACGAGCAACTTCCGAGTCTTTGAAATCGGTTTTACCTTGAGCTGCATGAATTTCTCTAAAACTTTGAGTGCGTTTTCCAGATTCTTCTATATGTGCTTTCCACATATCAAGAGTTTCTTGATGCTTGAATCGAAAAGAATTGACTCCCTCTTCAAGAAGCTCATAATCTACAATATCATCTGATTCTTCAATACCGTTTTTAGTTCTTTTAACAAGAGCTCTATCTACTAAAACGGTTTCGCCTAGTGTGTCTTCTCGAATTACAAATGGCTTACCAGCCCTGGAGACAAATTGATTAGAAGCTTCGAACTCTAAAGCAGCTTCTTGTTTAGATCCTAATCGGACTAGCTGAGACTCCATCGCGTCGGAAGAAGCTTTGCGAAAATCTTGTTTAATTTGACGGACAATTGATCCTATAAAAGAAACGTCAGACGCCACAGATCCGTATGACGAAGAGTCAGAAGAAAGTAATCCAGCGGATGAATCATTGCGAGAGATTTGCGCCAATTTATCTGGAAGAATATCCGGAAACTGCACAGAGTGTTTTCCGATTATTCTAGCAAACACATTTTTAGCTGTTTGGACAAATAATTTTTGCTGTTCTTTGTAATGTACGATACCGTTGAGTACATTTTGGTCTGCTGCTACAATAACAGGATCGAGGTCATAAACAATTCTTCCATATTTAGGAAGAAGTACAACAGACTGCACTGCCTCACTTTGGGAAGTAGACAAGTCTCTATCAACAAGTTGTTGACGATAATTACGCTGCGCAGTTGCCGTTGCGAATAGATCATTGATTTCCACAGAATCCATCTGACCATCTAGATAAGATTTGCGAACGTCTGTAATTCTAGCAATGGTGTCTAAGGCATCTTGCTTAGGAATAAGTCCATCTCCTTTTTTAATTTTTCCTTTAGGAGTGCGGAAAGAATCAGAAAAATGATTAGCAGTTTCTTGCTTAGCTTCTTTTAGGATATTATATAACTGTTCACGAGTATTTACAGTAAGAAGTTCTAAGCTAGGACCATCGCCAGAAGCAATTTTAAATCCAAGGATGTTTTGTTGATATGCTCGAGTTAGTACTGGAATATCATATTTATCAATGACAGCATTATCTGGAATTTTTTGAAGCATTTTAGATGCCCAGATATATCTAGCTTCAGCTTCTCTTCCAGCAAAAACTCCTTTTAGTTTGATTGCGCTCCAGCGATTAACTGCGCCTTCAAATTTAGAAGAAAATTTGTAATCAGAACGCACGGCTCGAATAATAGCTTCTTCGCCAATATAACGATCTGCATAAGAAAGGTAACTGGGAGCAGTTTCAAAGACTGATCCAGCATCATCTCCAAAAAGTTTGACATATCGCGCAGCTACAATTTTGTCTGGGACTTTACCTTCTTTCATTGCTTTAGACATAGCAAGTTCTAAAGGATGAGTCTCTGCGGCTCGCATTAAACTTATAGCTCCATTCATGGATTCATAAGTTTGTTGGGCAAATCCAGGTACAGGTAAAGTGTTTTTTCTAACTGGGGTTAAAAAATTAGCTATCACGTTTCCTAATTCTGAATCTCTTTTTCCTGCTAAATTATTTGTAGCGGCCCGAATGTCATTAAAATTTGAAGTGAGTTTAGCTTGATACAGTCTAGAAGTAACATCAAAATTATTTACAATGACACCATCGCTATTCTTAATAGCTACTGGAATTGCAGCGGCCTCGGCATCAAATGAAAGCTGTACAATTCTAGATGAAGAACTTGTAGTTACAGAAAATCCGGGCCGTTGTTGAAACGGCATCCGAAGATTATCCTCATCAAACACCGTTTTCTTCAGAGTTCCTCGAAGCTTTGCTGCAGTTCCAATTCCTACAATTGTTCCTCCAACGGCCCCGCCAATAGCAATGTTCTTTACAATATCCCAGCCATCTTGAGCTTCCAAGATAGGAGATTTAAACATTGTTGCTTGAACCATTGTCTCAAATGCAGCAGCCTCTAGTACATTTTGATAGAATCCTGAAGCTAGTGCACGAGTTGAATTACTATTAATTAATTGAAGAGATGTAGTAGACGCACGAATATCAGCTTGGGCGGCTAAAAGAAAGTCATCAGTTTTAGGAATTAGTAATCCAAGAGCTTTTGCTGTAGTTCCTCCAATTCGGCCGTTGTTGATGGCTGTCTGCATAGCTACTTGACCGGCGTTTAAAATTTTAATTCCGCCTATGCCAGGAGCAATTGATCCCAGAACAAAACCAGCTACATCCGCCCACTCTTTATTTTGTGAGTAGTAATCCGCTAGATTTGTATCAAACGAAGTGATCCAATCTGCTGTATTACGATCATCTACATTTGTAAATCCTGCAAATCTTCCAACAGCTACGCCGGTATTGTAAAAAGAATTAATTCCAGAAAGGGCAGAAACCGCAATAAAGCGGCCCATGTTTCCAATTTTTTGTTGCCAGGCTGCTGGATCAGTCCATGAGAGTCCAGAATTTCCAATTGAGTGATTATCCGCTACTCGAAAAGGAAGAGAATATGAAGGAGTTTCATAATCATCTGGATCAGAATTTGATTGAGGCTGTGCGAAAGAAAAAGAGGTATCAGTCATTTCGGAGTTCCTGGCAAATTACGCATAGCGTTGCCGCGATTTTCTACAATCTTACGGTATGCGTTCTTAGAGAATTCTCTATTCATAGCGGTAGCTACTTCTACAAAATTAGTAAGATCTACAACTTCTCTTCCGATTTTGACTCGATAACCCATTCCATTTAAAGAGACTGGAATACCTAAAGTATCAAAACCAACAGCAGCGCGGTGAAGTGCGCTCATGCGTTTATACATATTTGAAAATTCAGCGGCAGCTTGAGAAGAACTTAATTCTCCTTTTCGTACTGCTTCAATAGTAAGTCCAAATACTATGTTTGGATCAGACAGAGGTACGTTATTCTCTATGGCAGGATTTAGAATCTTCTGCACAAGTGAGTAGTTTTGAAAACTAGAAACGCCAGGAGCTTTTGACGACCCGATATATGAACTCGGATCTCCAATAAAAAATATGTTATCTGGATTATTGCCAACAAAGTTAGCCTGTCGTGCAACTAATGTCTGTGCAGTCCTATCAATAAATTCCCTAGTTTTCTTTCCATCTTTATCATCATTCAGCGGAGATGCTACATTAGCTCGCTCAATTTGAACTGCCGCTGTTGCCGCACGAATGATTTCTAGAGCCTTCTTTCTTTCGTCTGGAAGAGTTTCAAGTAAAGAAGGATTACGAATAAGAACAGAAGAACTTTCCGATGGAGTAGATCCAATCATAGGAATGCCTGTACGAGAAATGTACTCTCCTTTTAAATATAATTGCTCTAGCTCTTTTGCAGTTTCTCCTTTTAGCTGCATTCGATCTTTAACTTGTTGAGGCGAAGATGGTGTCATGCCTCTAGCAGTTTCAGCTAGATTAATGTAATACACTGTACGTTCTGCAAATTGTTTGTTGTCAAGTTTTTCTTGTACTGCAGCAGTTTGTTGTTCTTTTTGCCAAGAAAACTGCTCTCGCCTACGAGATTCTTCTCTCAATGCAAAGGCTTGATTTTCTTCTGTGTTCTGAGCTGCGTTTAATTTAAGTACAAAATCTAAATCCCTGTCTGACATTCCAGCAATGGCTTTAATAGCCGCTGTGTTATATTTTAACCCTTCTAATCTAGCAATGTTTGCTTGACTTACAGCTTCTCGTTCAACAATGTCAGCACTTGCTTCAATAGAGGCTTGAGTAATTGTTTGAGCTGCATTACGAGAAATTTGGGCTACTTGATTCAAGCGCTGTTCAATAGCAGAAGAAGTCTGTTCCATTAATTTAAGCGATTGAATTCCGTTCTCTACTTTACTGCGATTTCCACTCCAATCAATGCCAAGCTTAAGTGCTCCGATAGGAGAGAATCCAGAAGTAGAAATCACTTCTTCCTGGTATGTCTTTAAATCAGCCTGAAGTGTTTTATTTTTATTGGCCATCTCAGATATCATGCCATATAAAGCTTCATATCCGCCGGCGGCTTCAACAGCTTTATTGGCTATTTTCTGGGCTTGCATATTTGCAGTTTGAGTAGCCGTAACTACAATTGACTGAGATCTGCCGATGGCTTCTTGATTTTTTGCCGTGTCATTAACAATAGCCTCTGCTTTAGAAGCATTGTTTGCTTCTTCAATTCCAGCGATTCTATTTACATTACGAGCATTTGAAACTTGCTTCGTGATTAGATCAAGAATGTTTGATTCTGCCACAAGTTTCTCCCAGAGAAATGACGCGACCAATAATGTTGCAAATTAAATGACCTACTGAAGTTGTGCAAATACCAACAAAGCTAAAGCGCAGACCAAGAATATGTTGATAGCGAGCAACCACAATGTATAAAAGTACTTTACAAAGTACTGGATTTTTAGATATATGAGGTACAACATGTTTAGCCCACGCATAATAACCTGCCCATGTATAGTAAGAAACTTGCCTAGAAGGAGGGCCTCCAGCTTGATATAATTCATCAGAAAGAAATCCAAGCCGATTAAGTTCCGTGCAAATTACGGTGTCTCCTAAATCGCCAAAACGAGACAGCAATCTACCTTCTTTAGTAGTCTTGACTTCATCAAAAGTAGTGGTTTCAGGAGCTGTAACTTTAGCTAGTTCGCCAATAATTTTTGCCATCATGTCTTGAGCTAATAGAGTCTTACTAGAACTCTTAGAGCCTCCAACAAGATTTTCTCCTGAGCCTAGTGCAGCTAACCCATCATCTCCAGACAAGACATCATAGATCATCTTGTCTATGGCTTCTTGAGAAAGATTCTTTTGAGTTGTCTGAGTTTTTGATAGCTCAAAGTTATTGTCCATTCCGGACGCCCATAACTTTGAAAAGTCCATTAACATGGCCATAATGGTATAATCTCCTTTTTACTGTTTGTTGAAATCAGCCTGCGCGTCGAGCTTTCGTTTACGCAATACTTGATCTCGAACTAAAACAAATGTGTTAAATAGCACGTATACAAGAGAAGCAAAAGTCAGTGCCAGCGTCAAAAACTCTTGCAAACTCAGTCCGATAAAATAACCTACCCAGGCAATTCCAAGTTTAGCCATCAAACCCTCTAACGAAGAGTCATGGGAAGATAGAACTCCCATAATAGGTTCTTTATGTAAATCACCAGATGTTTTACTCATGTACGCTTTTTCTGAGGACTGTAGTGAGAATATATAAAAAAGCGCTACTTTAAACAGTAGGGGATTGAATCACGCTCCGATCGCCCACCAATAATAGTTTCTTGCGCCTGCGAGATTAATCAGCTCAAAATTGTTAAGAGTTACTGCATTAACATAAGAATCATTTGTAGCCGCAGCTACGACTTGAATAAATACTCCAAGAGTTTGTTTACCAAATGGAGCTACAAATGAAATGATATTAGTTGTAGTGCTCAGAGCTTCTACATAACCACCCTGGATTATTAAACCATTAACAACTTGGAACCACTCATACTGCGAAGGAAATTGAGTAATCCCAGCCGCTTCTTGAAGGTCTCTAGAAGAAGCACCTAAAAAAGGAATAACTGAGTTTGTGCTACTCATTACCTGTTTCCTGCAATCGTATATTTAAGTTGCAAGGTATTTAAGGAAAATGCGCCTTTTGCTGCGACAGACACATTCTGCCCAACTACGTGAGAGTTATATCTTATGAGGCCACCAGAATTGTAAGCTAAGTAAGGAGAAACAGGAGCGCTAAAATTTCTGCCGTCCAAAGAAGGAAGCACAACACAAGAAAAATTAGGGTTAGTTACAATAGATTTATTTTGGGGTCCCTCAAATTCAATTTCTTCGAGAGATAAAAAACGAGAACGAACATGTTGAAACTTTCCTAGAACAAGAACTCCTTGCATTTCCTCGTAAGTAGCATTAACAGATAAAGGCCTTGAATTATACACATCAAAATTCAAAACTCGAATTTCATTTGTTTGTTTATTTACAAATCCAATTGATTCTTCGGTCACTACGGCAGAGAAGAAATTCACTGCTTTTGTAATAGTAAATATAAATGAATGATCAAGCTTAATTTTTCCAACTCGTTTAAGTTGAATATCATATACAATAAGATGAGTATACTTTTCGTCAATAGTTCCGTCTCTATTAGTGCCGTTAATAGAGATAAATAAGTATCTATTTAAATGTACATAAATTGTAGAAACTTCAGTCAGTACTTCAGTTTCAGTGAACGTATTTGTACTAGAGTTAAATAATGATTGTACAGTTGTTTTATTTAAAAAGTCTGAGATGTCAGCGGATATTGGCAATGAATTATCTTGTTGCACCAATCGGATATTATTGTTACTTTCAATTACATAATGTCCTATTGTATCAACCGCGCCAAAAATATTCCAAGGATAAAATAATACTCCTGTAGAATTCTTTACTGGGGTAAACTTCCAAGGATACCTAGCATTGCCAGTGTATTGTGCATAAATGATATTGTTTAAAGCATACAGATAGAATCCATTATAGGCCTCTTTCATGTATGTTACTGCATCATCGGAACTATTAGGATCAATTGATCCAGCCCCTGAAACTAAAGAAGACACAAAATCAAGTGGAGTTGTTGTAGAAGACCAATATGTAGTTAATGTATTATGGCACAATAAATAATTATTAGAGCTACAAATAGAAATAATGTCTTCTGTAGTGAAAAATCCTAGAGGAGTTACGGAGGCTGTAACATTGGTCAAAGTGACATTGTTGGAACTGGTTGCTGCTACAGTATAAATTTGTCCATTCGAACAATAAAGATAACACACTCCCCTAACAACAGCTACTGAGAATGTATTAAGATATGAACTAAATCCGGCCCCTACAATTCCAATAACTCCGGCTCCGTTAATTCCTCCCGTAATGGCTCCAGATGTCCAAATATACATAGGAACATCAATAATATATTCAACAGGGCCAATAATGTAGGGCCCTGGAAGAGCAATAAGTTTAACTTTTAATTCAACTACTTTACCTATACAATTTCCAACCCCTGCAGGAACTGTCATCGGTGCAGTAGGTTTTATAAATCCAATGCTTTGATATCCATTTGCAGTAGGCATTACATTTTCAAGATATAATGCCTGAGGAATACCTGCATCTGTTTGTTCGCCTTGTGGATCAACTCGCCTATCAAAATTATTGTCTGGTCCTGGAACAATAACCGTGCGACCTCCTTCCGCAACTGTCATCGGAAACGTAGATGCAGAAAGATTGGCTCGATAAGCGATTTGAGGCATGAAAAATTACTCCCCCAAAGCACTAGCAGGAATTATAGTTCCATCGGAAGTGTCATCTTGTTTAGACTGAATAATTTCAGCTGCCATAATCTCTTGCTTAACTTCGTATGCAAGATCAATAAACTTTCCTGGCACGTTTACGTTAGAAATAACTTCAAGCAGAAAAGAGCGGTGTTGAGCATTTTTAAGGATCATTTTAATTCCTGAGGGTTGTAAAACACTAACAAAATCTTACCAAGAAAAAAGCCGGCAAGGGAAATAATAGACAGTACCAGATAATCTGCGCGTATAAAAGTGAGTAGCTGTAAAAGATGCTGGAGTTGCTGCGGCAGAGGCTGGATTTCCACTAGCCTCCATTCCAGTTCCTTTAGGAACTACTTCAACATCAATGTTTGCATCAGTGCCGCGAGCAATTAATCTTACGCTTGCGCCAGGCGTGCGATTTTGTATTTCTAAATAGTTAACTGCGTTAGGATTATGAACTAACTTCAAAATCGGCATGTTGGCAGTGCCGTTTAAATCAATTAAATTATTGCTAAAAATTAATGCAACATCGTTATTTATAACGTCAGAAACATCAGATCGAATAGTCGCACCGTGATTTACATCACCTGCGCCCCATTCAATTGCATGACCTTTTGCCAGTACAATAGCTCGACCAGTTCCGGTATATCCATTTGTTCCTGTAATAGCGTTAGCTTGAATACGAATGCCGGTATTAAAAGTAGCATTTCCTCCAGTATTCGTAGTAAGATTGATAGCTACGCTTAGTGGGGTTGCATTTGCTCCGCCGTAACTAGGGTCTCCGCCAGCAACTATATGTTGGCCGATTGTAAATCCAGTCGCGGCACTCCAAGCATACGCAGTATTTGTGACTGAAATTGCGCTCTTATTTTTTAGTGCTAATTCTAATCCAAAAGCTGCGCTGCCTGCTTGAAATTGACTGTCGCCATACAAAGCATGAGAACTTCTTCCTGCTTTATTTCCAATGACAAAGCCAGCTACTGCAATACACTCAGTAGGTTCCCCTCCTGCCATATTTATATTTGTATTACTTGTAAAACCTGTGATTGCCATAAGACCGAAATCTTGGGCAACAAACAGTGCGCTATCTCTAGGAGCCCAGTTTGCTCCCGCAGTAGCATCAGCTACAAAACCTGCTTGAGTTCCAGAGCGGTTTCCAGTAAAAGCAGCTCCGCCACTTAGTTGAATACGATCTCGGATTTTATTGATTCTAGTGGTTGCTGTAACATCGGGCCAATTTCCTGAAAATCCAGGATCGACTGATGAAGATATACCGAATAGGCTTTTAACATTTTGAGTAGCTGTTCCCATAATCTTTACCAGGTGGCTAACATAGCAGGAAGGTATAAAATAGTGCCATCATTTTGCTGAATTCTAATGGTTCTATTAGCAACAAAAGAGGCAGGAGTTCCCGCCGCCGTACTATTTACTCCAAGTTGCGTAAGTCCGGAATCGTTAAAGCGAACTAAAAGAGTTCCACTGGTTTCATATTTTAGCCCAATACCGTCATAGAACAGCTTTTTTGTGTCGTCTGCTTTAAATATAATTGGTTGATTGACGTCCATTTTAAACGCAGCAGATACAACTGTAGCGGTGGAAGCGTCAAAAGCATACGTCGTAGAAATTCCGGGAAAAAAGGAATACCCTCGTTTTACTACAGCTCCCGTATCTCCTTGAATACGAACTCCCCAAGAAGCTGTAATCGCAGCACCTGCGGGATCTCTTTTTCTAAGAACAATATCTAAACCAACACGAGCACCAAAAGGAGCTGTGTCATCTGTACCGTTTGCTGTAATATCAAACTCAGCACAGACAACAGAGGTAGTAGGATTACTTGCACTGTAATCATATATTTCAGATACCAAAGCCCAAGTAGCTCCAAGAGCTAATTTGTGGGCTTGAGCATAAATTCCTACGTTCTCCCCTGAATTACTGGAGTTAAATAAACTGGAAGTAAGGCCCCATTCAAATGAAGTGCTTGCAGAGTTTCGTACAAATGAATGTATAAGTACGCCAGAATTTACAAATCCTGGAGTTCCTCCGACATAGTTTGATTCTCTCCTAAAGTAGAAAGAGGCTCCGTCGGTAGCTCTACTAGAATTATAATGAACTTGTTGTTCGGCTCCGGCAGCCCCAGTAAAAAATCCTGCTGCAGATAAACCAGCTCCACTAAGTACAGCCCCGGCTCTAGCGCGAAGTACTTTATTTCCGACAATGGAAGCGGCTGAAGAAGCTGTCCAACTGCCAGAAGGAATTTCTGTATGAAATCCAGAATCTATTGCAGACTGAAGCAATGTGGAGCAGTCTACGTTTTCAAGTGCGCCTTTGTCTTTTATAGAAATCCACGAAGTTTCACGAACTTTTGTTTGAATATCTCTAGCAACGGAATTTGCTCCGGCTGCTATATAAGAAACAGAATCGCCTGCAAGACCAAAGTTTAAGGGAATTCCGGCGATTGCTACTAGATTTACTGGGAATAAAAAAGAACTGCTTAGTGTAATTGAAGTACTGTTTGTTTGTACATAATCAGAGAAAAAGAATCCATCAATAAAAATGTATAAAGAATTTGTACCAGGCGAATACTCAAACGTAGTAAAAGCTACGACAGTTTGGCCGGCTACTATAGTTTGAGACTCTTGAGCTCGAGTTACTGACGATCCTCCTGAGGGTATATTACTTCCTGGATTCCAAATAGATGCAGTCACATTGACTCCTAGTATCCGTTAGCTAAAATGCCAGATGTGCGAACTTCTGTTGCAAACTGTAGAGCTAATCCAGTGTACGCTGCAAATTGTTCTGTATCTCCAACAGCCTTAAATACAGAGGCGGCTGCTTCAAAAATAATTGCAAAAGGATGATCTAATGCAATCCAAGAGCTGTAAGTTGCAGTAACAACGTCTGGATTAATATAACAACCAAATATTACATATTGAAGTTGCGTAGAGGAACGAATTTGAATTGCGTCCCCTGCTACATAACAAACATTCTCTCTGTTTAATTGATAGTCGTCTAAAACATTGTCTGGAATAATTAAAGAAAACACAACTCCCTGCTCCGTGCCAGCTAAGTTTGTTTTCTTTAAGTATTTAAATGCGCGATATCGAGGAAGAAGGGTACGATATTCTATAGTCTGTAAATATTCTGCAGAAGAAAAAGCAACTCCAGTCTCATATAAATCTTTGTAGAAAAAATCCATTTGATGAAGTTTTAAGGTAGCTGACCGAACAGCAAGCGAAGTTTGAGCCACTAAATCAGGGCGATTAGTTAGTGTATAAACTTCAGAAATAAGTTCAGTCAGCGTCATTTTTTACTTCCCGGCTAAAGCAATTAGACGAGCGGACGTTGAAGTACCATCTCCACCAAGAGCTACTGGGGCAATACTTGTAGTAGATGCCGCATTAAGTTTACTTTGTTCTGAAGTACCCATATCATTCTTAGGATTCAGATTTGCTTGAAGCTCAGCTTGAAATTCTTCGTAGAATTTCCTTTTTAATGCTAGCATTGGATTCTCTTGAGAGGCTGTAATTGTGCGAGCATTTGGATCAATATACATTTGAGGATGTCCGCCAGCTATTTCTTTATCAAGCTCTTGAATATAGTACGGGTTATCTGTTGCAAACATGCCTCCTTTAAAATCCGCCCTGTGGCCATTTGGAAAAACAAATGAACCGAACTTAAAGGTAGATTTATACAAACGCTTTTCAGCTTCTGGAGAGTCAAGATTTTCATTCATAATAATTTCCTTCTGAGGATTTATGGAAGGTATAGTTTTTTATCAGAACCATACCAGAAAACTGATTCCCTCAGGAGGAACTTAACCAACAGCCGCTGCGGTCAAGTTCGTAATAATTGCATTTGCAGGAGGGTTCTTAACAACACAAGTCAATTCAGTTGTAAGAGTGCCTCCAACAGCATCAATACCTTGATCCACTGCTGTACCGCTCATATTAAATTCTTGTTTCATAGTTTTGCGGCCTCCTAAATAAGCGACGCGGAAAGTAGACAAGTCAACTGCAATGGCGTATTTACTCCAGTCGGCGTTAGAATTAAACAGCGGGTGTTCAATCATTCGGAAACTACCGCGAGCAATATTAAATTGACCAAATTGCAGGCCGTAGCTAGTAGCGCCGTTTTGAATGTAATACGTAGAATTCAAGCGACCAATATTATTGATAACTTTTCGTGCTCCGCCTCCTACAAATAGAACTCGCTCATTACCAACTTTCGGATCAGTAGCCTGATTAAAAGTAGGGTCCAAAGCAGTCTCAAGCTGCGTAAAGTTTGTAGTAGCGCCAGCCGTTGTATTATTTACAACACCGCCATAACTAGCAGGATAGTAGGCAGGATTAAGAATGATATTACGCAAACCATCCATTGTACGGAATGGCTGGCCATTACGAGTGCCTTGAGATTTAGTACCAAAGAACAGAGCTTTTTCAATATCAGCAGCGTGGAAAGACGCACAGTCCATTCGATTCTCTGCAACTGTCGTATCGCCTGCAATAACTTGAGTAGCTTGAGCAGAGCCAGAAAGTGCCCACGTATTACGAAAGATTTGCGTGAAGTTTGTAATGCGAACAGGATTAATTTGAAGCGCATTCGGACGAACCGAAGATTCTTCAAAAGCATTACCAACTTGGTAAAAATTCACGTTGTCTGCAACAGCTCCTGGAGTAGAACCAACTCCTCGAGTAACTGAAAGTTGAGTTGCAGAAATAATCGAATTGATGATAACAACTTCACCAGTAGATTCCGCGCGCATCAACATACCTGAAGCCAAATCTACTGTAGTTGCTACAGTAAAAGTAGTGTCAGTAGCATTGGCAACCGCTGCATCCAAATTAAATTTAGGAAACAACATGGTTTTTGTAAAAAA